CTGCCAGTGGCCAAAAAATATTCTAGTATCACTTACCAACGCACAGACTTTGAAGATAAAATTCATCCTACAAAACGTAAGAATTATGATGTACTTTGGTGTCATGACGCTTTCCAATATTGTATAGATCCCATTGGTACATTGATCAAATGGAGAAATATCGCCAGTGACGGCGGAATGTTGGTACTCATAGTACCAAAAACCATAACGGTACATCATCGGCAATTGGCATATTTTCAATCTAGCGGATGCTATTATCATCATACTATGGTAAGTTTAATCCATATGTTAGCAATCACAGGGTGGGATTGTGCGGGTGGGTTTTTTCAAGAAACACCCAATGATCCGTGCATACATGCTGTGGTATATAAAAGTGCACAAGAACCACTGGATCCACGTAAGACTTCTTGGTATGACTTAGTAGAAAGAGATTTGCTACCAGAAAGTGCAGCCAAAAGCGTCAACGCACACGGATACCTACGCCAACAAGACTTGACAGTGCCCTGGCTTGATCATAGTTTGACCTGGATGGGAAAATTATAACTTGCATTGCCGATGACATTAAATATTGGCATGAAAATAGTTCTAGTTACAGGAGGGTTCGATCCTTTACATTCGGGCCATATTGCTTACTTTCAATCTGCTAAAAAACTTGGAGATATGTTAGTTGTAGGTATCAACAGCGATGCATGGTTGACTCGCAAAAAAGGTCGTCCTTTCATGCGATTTGAAGATCGCAAGGCAGTGGTACAAAATATCAAAGGGGTTGATGGCATTGTAGAATACAATGACGCAGACGGATCCAGCCTAGACGCCGTCCACAAAGTTAGATTAAATTATCCCAGCGATACTATTGTGTTTGCCAATGGCGGAGATCGGACCCAAACCAATATTCTAGAAATGTCCGTCGACGATGACAACGTTGAGTTTGTGTTTGGAGTAGGCGGCGAAAACAAAATAAATTCTAGTAGTTGGATACTAGAAGAATGGAAAGCCCCAAAAACTGAACGCCCATGGGGATATTATCGTGTGTTGCACGAAAACACTCAACAGGTCAAATTAAAAGAACTAACAGTAAACCCAGGACAACGTTTAAGTATGCAACGTCATGTAGATCGAGCAGAGCATTGGTTTGTTAGCGAAGGAACTGCTACGGTTTACACAGTTAATCAAAGTACAGACGCAGAATTAATCAACAAGTTCGAAAAATTTCAACACATACATATTAATCGAACACAATGGCATCAGCTATGTAATGAAACTGATCGGCCATTGAAAGTTGTAGAAATACAGTACGGAGAAAATTGCATTGAACAAGACATAGAGCGACTATGACACCTATTCCTGTATTTGTTGGATACGATCCTAGAGAAGCCATTGCTTATCACACATGCGTGAACAGTATAATAAGACATGCCAGTCAGCCCGTGGCAATTATTCCTATTGCATTGAACCTGTTTCAAGACTATAAAGAAACACACACAGACGGCAGTAATCATTTTATCTACACAAGATTTCTTGTGCCGCACTTGATGGGATTTAAAGGTTGGGCAATCTTTATCGACGGTGACATGATCGTACGCGATGACATGATGAAATTATGGAATCTTCGGCAACTCGACAAAGATGTCATGGTAGTCAAACACGATTATCAAACTTGTATGCCTGTTAAATATCTTGGCGCAAAAAACGAAGACTATCCAAGAAAAAATTGGTCCAGTGTTATACTATGGAACTGCAATAGTTTTCCTAATCGTCAATTGACTCCAGAATTTGTGCAAACGTCGTCTGGATCTTTTTTACATAGGTTTTCCTGGTTAGATGACAATCGTATAGGAGATCTTCCGCCAGAATGGAATTGGCTGCCAGATGAGTACGGACCTAATCTCAACGCCAAACTGCTACACTACACATTGGGCGCCCCTTGCTTTCAAGAGTTTGCTGACACACCACAGGGCAATGAATGGCATCGTGAAAGAATTCTAACTGAATACTGTCAACAGAGGATTGAATGAAAGATTTACCTCCAATCATTGCACAATTATTTGACGAGATTTTAAAATATCGTGTAGATCCAGCAGGAGAACATTATGGAATTACCCAAGATCGATTGAGAGAACAAATTGCTATGCTACATACAGACACAATACATGCAGTAGATTCAGATGGCAAAGTAGATTACAATCCTATACTACAAAGTTTTGTCATGGGTTGCGGCGGCCAAATAACTTACTGGGATAAAACTGCAGAAAATATGACGCCGGTGGTGGTACGTGGTGTTACCAAACGCAAAGTCATGGAAGCATGTCGTGCACATGGTCGAGACTTTTATTATATAGACACAGGATATTTTGGAAATCCTGTCAAAGGCAAATTGTATCACAGAATAACACGCAATGATGTACAGTATTTTGGGCCTATTATGGATCGTCCCGACGATAGATTGGCACAAACCGGCATTGGTTTTAAAAAATTTCGCGGTGGAACAAATATATTATTGGCACCGCCTAGTCAAAAATTGTTAATGATGTATGATATCGATCTTGAAACCTGGTTAAACAACACCATTGAAGAAATAAAAAAGTACACTGACAGACCTATTGTAATTAGAAAAAAACAAAGTCGTGCCGTCCGAATGACCGAAGACACCATGGAAATGGCCTTGGCGCAAGATGTGCATTGTTTGGTTACGTTTAGTAGTATTGCTGCAGGCGAAGCATTGTTATTGGGAAAGCCAGCAATTACATTGGGACCAAATGCAGCCGCGCCACTGTGTAGTCAAAGTATAAGCGAAATAGAAAATCCAAAAATCCCCACATTAGATGAAGTAAAAACCTGGGCTGCTAATTTGGCATACAACCAATTTACCGAAGCAGAAATGCGCAACGGAACTGCTTGGCGTATATTAAATGATTGATGTTGTTGTATATATTAGTTCAGTGCTAAATCCCAATAAGCATACAAGAAAAGTTGCTTGTTTAGAAAATTTTGCCGAAGGTGTTAGACATACTGGAGGCACAGTGCATGTTGAACACGGTAATTTATATAAAACTTGTAGGCTTGCAGTTATACTAGGGTGGGTCAGCGACGATAGCCAAGGCCAAAATATACAATTACGTCGAGCTATTATTCAACAACAGCAACAACAAGGATATCATACCATGTGTATTGATGCCAGTTGTTGGAAGTATCTTGATGACTACAGCACATATCTACGTTACAGCCTTGGTGGTCCGTTTTATGATACTGCTGAATATGCCAATCACAACAGTGGTCCAGAAAAATGGCAAGAAATAAGCCAGGCACTGCGAGTACAATTGCAACCACCTAAAATATTAGATCGAGGTTACATTTTAATTTGTGTACAACGTGATGGCGGATTTGCGATGAAGAATCTTGATCCATTGGCCTGGCTTGACAGTAAAATACAAAGCATACGAGCCATAACTGATAGGCCTATTGTAGTAAGACCTCATCCTGGAACTTGGTCCGATCCTGCTGCACAACGACTTAACAAACAAGGAAAACCCAAAGCATACACAAACAAATATCATTGGTCAGATTTTCAGCCTATGATTGATCGTTATAATGTACAGGTTCTTGACCCGTTGACCAGCAGACTACAAGATAATCTTGCTGGTGCTCACTCAGCGGTATTTTTTAACAGTTCGGCTGCAGTGGCCGCAGTATGCGCTGGGGTTCCTGTGTTTGTGGATGACGCAAGTTGTGTGGCTTGGGCAGTGTCCAACAAAGATATCAATAAAATTGAACAACCGGAAGTATTTGATAGGCAACCGTGGATTAACAATTTAGCTGCCGCACACTGGAGCGACGAAGATGCTCGCACGGGCCGAATATACCAAAAGTTTTTACCTTACTTGAACCAATCTTCGGTGTAGAGCGCATCCGTTCTAAAATACCAATGCAATTCTGATCCAGTCCAATCTGCAAATTGTTCACGATACCATTCTTGGGTTCTTTTAACAGAAAAATAAGCAGAATCGTATATTTGTTTTTTACCTTTTGGTAGTTGTACAGGATCGATCAGTCCAATAAAACATACCTTGCCAGTGTACGCCATCAGACGTTGTTTGAGCCAGGGAATATCTGCATCTGGTATACCGCCAATGACTTGTGTACACGACACTATGTCATATTTTTTCAACACAGGGTCTTGTGCAAATTCTTCAACACAAGGATCATACAGTGAAACTTGATCTAGGCCCAACCATGTTTGGAATTTCTGTGAGTATTCTTCGGGAGGAAACACATGACTATCACTCCATTGGTGCCCTTTGCCGCATCCATAATCCAGTAAAGTTTTACAATTATAGTGTTGCACTAAATCGCGTATTTGTCTGCGATACTTAAACGTGTCTCGGCCATCCCAACTTTTATTTGCCAGTTGAAATTTTGTTCCTATTTCAACGGATGTTTTATAGTAATCGGAATTAAACATATTCCCATCCATCATCTTGACTAATAAACTGTTCTACACCTTGATCAAATATTGGTTTTGTTGACAGGTTGTGTTTGGTTGTAAGAAATGCAAAGTCAATGGACTCTGCAGGTGCTTGGTATGTTTGATCTTTTCTAATCCAAAAAGCGTTAACACCTTGAGAATCTACTGTTATAAAATCATAGTATGGTGCAAGTATTTTTTTGTAAGCCGATAAACTTGCACCATACAATTGGCTTTTATTATACACAACACCTAATTTTCTACTGACTGAAATGGCAGGTCCTAGTATTGAATTGTATTCGTGGCAGATAATTTTGGGTCTAAAATCTCGTTTCAGCATTGCTGATAACAAGTGCCAATCAAAACTGTCAATATCCAAGCTAAACACTGTGGGCTCCGATCCTTCAGCTGCCAACAACATATCTACGTCATCCAAAGAAAGCCATTTTGAAATCATTGTTAGTCGTTCATGTGGACGTTTGTTTGCACGGCCATCTACTCCGGTGCCAGAGTATCCGAGATTTTCCATGAGATGGCGACAACAGTTTTGTACACCGTGCGCCCAACCAATTTCTAAAAAGGTGCGTGGACCGTTGACAAATTGGTCTAGGTATTCTAAAATACCATCTTCGCCGTTTTGACTAAAGACTTTTTTCTCGTATGGCAGCATAGGTTAACCCCATCCCATGACCCAGTCATCTTTGACTTGATCTACCCGCCGCATGCCCCAACTTTCTAGCAATTCAATAGCAGCAAACTGCCCGTACTCTTTGCTATAAGCAGGATGCGGCTTTTGTTCTAGCACAACGATAGGAAAGTCTCGTCGAATTGTTTGTTCTGCACCTTCTAATACTCGTAGCTCATAGCCTTCGCAGTCAATTTTAATATAATCAACTGTGGATAGTTTAAATTCTTCTACAAATCGATCCAAGGTCAGCATGTTAACTACTCCATGCCCTACAGTGTCAGGATTCACGTGCGAATGACCAGTGTTGCCTTCGGTTATAATCATGTCTACGGTGGTGCATTCGGCACCCAACGCAAGCGGACTCAAAGTTAAATTTTCAGCAGGCACGTTTTTAGCCAAACAGTCTCGAAAATCCGGAATTGGTTCAAATGCGATAACCTGTGCAAAGTTTTCGCATAGCTCTCGAGTCCACAGACCCACATTAGCCCCTATGTCTAATGCTAAATTACGTCTGACTGTGTAGCCCAGACTACGATGTCTGGCTTTTTGCTGATATTCAGCAGGACCACCTTTGGCAATATTTTTTCCCAACATTTTTGGAAAATGAGTTTCATAATCCGGAAACCACCAACCATGAGATTCAAACATATTTTTACTTTCCTAAAACTTTTTTCCAATAAGGATGATCCAAGTGCATAGCAATATCTTTGGCTTTGCTTTGTCCTGTGACTTTCCTTTTACCTTTGACATGATCCATATATAACCCCAATGCAGAATTTATAAATGGATGTCCTGCTAACCCTTTGGTACCGGGAGCAGGATTTAAATTATAAAACTTATTTGTGCCATAATACTTGCGCCGTACGACATCCCACACATAACTGTCGTGCCACTCGTCGAGCTTGAAGATTTCATCGTTGTTGTACATATCAACAAAATCTTTTATAAACTGCCGAGTCTGTGGATTGGTTAAATTATAAGCAACCCATCCACATTCAGAATGATAAGTTTCGCTACGCCCTAAATAACTGATCATTGAATCCGTTGGGCATAATTCATTCAACCCAGTAATAGGAACTGGTGAGTGGGTATGAGTATCAGCATCCAACCATATCAGCCAATCAGTTTTAATTGTGGAGGTTGCCAACGCTATACTAAAAACTTTATAAGCAAATCTAACTGCGTCCCAACGAAATTGTTTTTTTGGATCAACTTGTCTGTCTGGTGTTGATTGTCCGTGCGCCAATGGATTATTTTGGTGTCGTTCGATGAACTGTTGTAGATCCGTACTGCTAGCCAATAAATCTACTACCTGTACATTGGGCTTAGTTATATGTGGTTGACAATTTTCTGCGTATACAACCAAATCAACTTCTGCAGGCCAATATTGCTCAAATGTGTCAATCATTCGTTGACCATATTGTTTTAGCCCCTGGTCATGAAACGTGGTAATTACAGTATATTTCATAGGGGTATTTAGTGGTCAATTCAGTGGCCTATTTTAGTTCTCAAACAGCCAATAATTCCAGACCAGTTATGAACGCTGTTCTTGATTGCTTGCAGTCAGTAGGAATTCAAACTGAAGAAAATTCCTGGACAGCAGACGCAGTAGTGATATGGTCTGTGCTTTGGCACGGGCGCATGGCCGGTAATCAACAGGTATACGAACACTATCGCAGTTTGGGTCGTCCGGCGATTGTGATAGATGTTGGTGCATTGTACCGCGGCCAAACTTGGAAAATTGCAGTAAACAATATAAATGCCACTGGCTACTATGGACATCAAACAGATCTTGACCCAGACCGTCCTAAAAAATTAGGAATCAGTTTGGCACAATTAGTTGGCAACAGTCCAGAAATAATAATAGCTGCGCAACATCGCAATAGTTTGCAAGTGGCCGACCTTGACAGTATAGAATCTTGGATAAATGATCAAATAAATCAAATACGTGCAGTGTCAGACCGGCCAATCCGAGTACGACCACATCCTCGATCTAAATTAGATACTTCAAAATTGTTGCCCGATACTGTAATAGAAACTCCTATGCCATTGGCCAACACCTATGATAGTTTTAACATGCATTTTGATTGTCATGCAGTTGTTAACTATAACAGTGGTCCTGGTATACAGGCTGCTATTTCTGGCAGTCGCCCTATGGTTGACTCCACAAGTCTTGCATCGCCAGTGGGAGTAAAACTTGTAGATTTAGAAAAACCCTATGACATTGATAGATACCAGTGGTTGGTGGAAATTTGCCACACTGAATATACCATACCAGAAATACAACAAGGCATATGGCTAAAAAGAATAAGCTCAGCATTATGAATGGCCCTGTTGATTGTGCTTGTGTTATCTACGGTAACACATACTCATGGACATACGTAGAACATTTGTATAACATGTTAACAAGACATATCAGCGCAGGAGTCAGATTACATGTGTACACAGAAGCTGATCGACCGGTGCCTGCACCTATGATCAAACATGTGTTGACCAGTTGGGGAGATTTAGGGCACAAACGCAACTGGTGGTACAAAATGCAGTTGTTTAACGCCGAGCATCATGCAGGTCCGTTGTTGTATTTTGATCTTGACACTGTTATTGTACAAAGCATTGATTGGATTGTGCAATCTAACTTAGACTATTTTTGGGCTATACGCGATTTTAAGTACCTTTGGCGCCCTACACATTACGGCGTTAATTCCAGTATTATGTGGTGGGATACTCGAAAATTTCAACATGTTTGGACCGGGTTTAGCCGCCAAGATTTCAAATCATTATTACGAAAATATCATGGCGATCAAGATTTTATAACAGATGCAATACCGCAAATAGAACGTAGATTACTTGACGCCAATAGAATTAAAAGCTGGCGTTGGCAAGCCGTCGACGGAGGGTACGATTTTACTGGCAAAACACACCGTGTTCCCTCTGCTGGTACACAAATTCATTATGATACAAGCGTGTTAGTATTTCACGGCGATCCAAAACCTGACAAAATATCAGATCCTGTTATAATAGAGCATTGGCAATGATAAATAAGTTTAGGAGATAACATATATGGCAATAGACTCAAACGGAAAAGTATACGAAAATAGAACCTTACAATTTTATGGACTTGCTTATGGTAACAGTAATGTGTCGTTAACGGCAACCATTAATGGCACCACTGTATTTTCTGGCGAGGTGCCTACAATTAATTCTCCAATGCCTACGCCTCCTATTGATCTTAGCAATGAAGTAATATTATTTTCTACTGAAAATTCAACATTATTTCCAACAAATTATTCTGGTGCATACCCAATGAGTATCACAGTCACTGGAGGATATGGTGCAGTATTTCATACTATCAAGTCTAATTACGTAATGAGCGCTAATACTACTACAGTTATGGAAAATTCAAGTATATCTGGAAATGTGTTAACTGTTGGTACAGTAAGTTCTGGAAATGTTAGTATTGGCCAATTTTTAAACGGTACTGGGATTGTTGACGCCACACGCATTGAATCTGGATCCGACATAACATGGATTGTTAATAATAGCCAAACAGTGCCTAATACCACAATAACAGGAATTATACCAGAACCTGGAGTAGCCGATATATATGGACCGTATTATGACGTAAATCCTGCTTTTGATACAGAGACGATTGATCCTCGCAGTAGTGTAACAATTGACGGTATTGCTCAAGTTACGCCCGCCACAAAAGTTTG